CAAACATATTGTTGATAGACCAAGTGAAAAACGTATCAAAGAAATATTACTTTCAGCGTTAGAAATAGAGTTAGAATTTGTTACAGAATCTTTACCTGTTTCATTGATTGGTATGAACCAAAACCTAATGAAACAATATTTAGAATTTGTAGTGGATGGTCTTTTATATAAGTTAGGTTGTAGTAAAGAATTCAATGTTGAACAACCTTTCAAATTTATGGAACAGATTGCGGTTGAAACTAAAGGGAATTTCTTTGAGAATAGAACCCTTGAATACCAAAAAGCGAAGTTAAATGAAACAATTTCGTTCACTGACGAGTTTTAATAAAATATTATAAACATTATGATGTCATTAAAAATTAAAAAAAGAAATGGGGAGAAACAATCTTTTAATCCCCAAAAAATTTACAATAGGGTTAAAAAGGCCGCAAAAGGTCTTAACGTTAACTTTGATGAGATATTCATTAAAGTAACGACTTCTCTACCAACTGAGGGGTTTATCACAACAAAAGAGTTGGACAAATTAGTGTATGAAATCGCATCATCATACACCGGTAGTCATCACGATTACTCAAGATTAGCGTCTTCAGTTGCTATTTCAGCATATCACAAAGACACTATTGAAAGTTTTAGTGAAACTATGCACGTATTACATACTGAAGGTGTTATACACGATAATTTGATGAGTGTTATTGAGAAATACGGACCAAGTAATATTGATTCGTTAATTAATCACGAAAATGATTATAACTTCGATTTTTTCGCTTGGAAAGCGTTACAGGAAATGTATTTGTTGAAATTACCTAATGGTAAGTCGATTGAAAGACCTCAACATATGTATATGAGAATTGCGTTATGGGTAACTGATTCGTTTGAAGAGGCCGTTGATTATTACAAATCATTGTCTGAACAAAGAATTTCGAAAGCGACACCAATTATGATTAACTCAGGGACATTAATCCCTCAGTTAGCGTCTTGTGTATTACATTACAATAATTCTGATTCAAGACAAGGTTTATTAGGTACATTGAACGATATCTCAACTTATTCTTCTGACGCTGCGGGTATTGGATTATGTATGTCGAATCAAAGAAGTAAAGAAAGTCGTATTACAACTTCAGGTGGTTTCGCAGGTGGATTATTAAAGTATCTTAAAATTGTTAACGAATCATTAAGATTCTTCAATCAACAAGGTAGACGACCTGGTAGCGCCGCTATCTACATTGAACCTTGGCATAAAGATATCTTTGACTTGTTGGACATTAAAAAGAATACAGGTAAAGATGAGTTAAGAGCAAGAGATTTGTTTACTGCTTTATGGGTTCCTGATAACTTTATGCACGCAGTCAAAAACAATTTAGATTGGTATTTGTTCTGTCCTAATGATATTAAGAAAGCGGGTTTAAAACCATTACAAGAATCTTATGGTGATGAATACGAACAAAACTACGCAAAAGCGGTTGAATTAGGTCTTGGTAAAAAAGTAAGTGCGACTGAAATTTGGACTAAAATTATTGAATCACAAATTGAAACAGGTGTTCCTTACTTATGTTCTAAAGATAATGCGAATAGAAAAACTAACCACCAAAACATTGGTGTTATTCGTCAATCTAATTTATGTGCTGAGATTTTCCAATACACCGATGAAGACACAACGGCAATTTGTACGTTATCGTCAATGGTCTTAAAAAACTTCATTATTGATGGTAAATTCGACTTCAAATTGTTATATGATGAGGTTAGAAAAGTAACAAGAGCTTTAAATAAAGTTATTAACATTAATAGTTATTCGACTAGTAAAGGAGTTAAAGGCGGTTTAGAACAAAGAGCGATAGCGATTGGTGTTCAGGGATTGGCTGACGTATTTTATTTAATGGACTATGTGTTCACTTCAGGTGAGGCTAGAAAATTAAATAAAGAAATTTTTGAAACAATTTATTTTGCGGCTATTACTGAAAGTAATCAATTGTGTATTGAGGAAAAATACCAACCATATAAATTCTTTGAAGGTTCACCAATGTCTAACGGAACATTCCAATTTGATATGTGGGGTTTAACTGAAGATGATTTATCAGGTATGTGGGATTGGAACTCATTAAAAGAAAGTGTTTCGTTACACGGAATTTGTAACTCGTTATTCACTGCTCAGATGCCTGTGGCGTCTTCGGCTAAGATAACAGGTTCATTTGAAATGACGGAACCAGCTCATTCGGCGTTGTTTAATAGACGTGTTGTAGGTGGAGAGATTTTGATAGTAAATAAATATTTAATCCAAGATTTTGAGAAAATTGGTATTTGGTGTGAAGATTTGAAGAATGACATCATCATTAATGAAGGGTCAATTCAAAATATTAACTTCAACAATTATCTTGATATTGAAGATAAACACTACAACAAAAAAGTAACACGTATCGAACACTTAATTGTAAAATACAAAACAATTTGGGAAATTTCACAAAGAGAATTGATTGATATGGCGGCTGAAAGAGCTCCGTTTATTGACCAATCACAATCAATGAATGTTTATATGGGTAACCCAACATTATCAAAAATAACCTCATCCCACTTCCACGGATGGGAAAAAGGTTTGAAAACATTGAGTTATTATATCCGAACTAAAGCAATTTCAACGGGAGCTAAACACTTGGCGGTTGATATGTCAAGACGAGATAAACCTGTTAAGGAAAAACCAATTGTTAATGTCGGACCAACAAAACCTGCGGATTCAGAATTTGAATGTTTTGGGTGTTCTTCATAAGAAATCGTAAAATTTAAAAACTCTCGGCACTGTCGGGAGTTTTTTATTTTATATCATTATACAAAAAAATTATTACCCCATTATATTTATGTTATATGGCAAACGGATTAACATATGGTATTAATTTTCCTTTTAGGGATTCTTACGATGGTAAATTTTTAGATTTATCGGAAAGTAATCAGGAAGAGATACGTACAGATTTGATACACCTTTTATTAACACGAAAAGGTACACGATATTATTTACCTGATTTTGGTACAAGATTATATGAATATATTTTTGAACCAATGGATGGTCCGACTTTTTCTGAGATTGAATCAGAAATTAGAGATTCGGTTAAAGAATATATACCGGGGATAACTATAACAAATATTTCTGTTACCGCTGCGTCAGACGCCGAAGAAGATATGGGAACATATGTTAATGGTAATGATGAAAGAGTTTTTAGAGTTCCTGGTATTGGAACTAAAGAACATACCGCAAAAATTAAAATTGATTACTTGTTAAACGATGACGCGTTTAGTTCAAGTGATTTTGTAATTATAAATTTATAATATGGCTAATAAGAAAATTTCGTACACTACAAGGGATTATCAATCAATAAGAACTGAGTTAATTAACTTTACAAGGACTTATTACCCTGATTTAATTGACAATGTTAATGACGCGTCTGTATTCTCCGTATTATTGGATTTAAATGCTGCGGTGACAGATAACTTACAATTTAACATTGATAGAAGTATCCAAGAGACTGTTTTACAATACGCACAACAAAGGTCTTCTATTTATAATATTGCAAGAACATATGGTTTAAAAGTTCCGGGTCAAAGACCATCGGTGGCCCTAATTGATTTCTCAATTACGGTTCCTGCTTATGGGGATAAAGAAGATTTACGTTATTGTGGTATCTTGAGACGAGGTTCTCAAGTTAATGGAGCAGGACAAATCTTTGAGACTGTTTATGATATTGATTTCGCATCCCCAATTAATGGCGATGGGTTTCCAAATAGAATAAAAATACCAAATTTCGACTCAAATAACAAATTAATCAATTATACTATCACTAAACGTGAGACTATTGTTAATGGTACTACAAAGGTATTCAAAAAAGTAATAACACCTAATGATGTTAAACCTTTTTATGAATTATTTTTACCTGAGAAAAATGTGTTGGGGGTAACAAGTGTATTACTAAAAGATGGTACACAATATGGTAATGTCCCTTCATCTAGTGAATTTATTGGTTTAGACAATAGATGGTATGAAGTGAAAGCGTTAGCGGAAGATAGAGTCTTTGTTGAGGACCCAACTAAAGTTTCGGATAGTCCTGGAATAAAAGTTGGTAAATATATGGAAACGAGCGATAAGTTCATCACTGAGTACACACCTGAAGGTTTCTTTAAAATGACCTTTGGTGGTGGTAGTCAATCGGCGGATGAACAACTTAGGGAATTTGCGAGAAATGGACTAAAATTAAATTTATATAAGTATTCTAACAATTTGGCGTTAGGTAGTACGTTAAAGGCTAATTCAACTTTATTTGTTCAGTACAGAATTGGTGGGGGGGTATCAACTAACCTTGGTGTTAATGTAATTACACAAATAGGTACGGTTTCATTCTTTGTGAATGGTCCTTCAGAGTCTATTAATACAACTGTGGTTAATTCACTAAGATGTACCAATGTTACGGCAGCAATCGGAGGTGGGGATTTCCCAACTGTTGAAGAAGTTAGGAACTTGGTGGCGTTTAACTTCTCAGCTCAAAATAGGGCGGTAACCGTTAATGATTATGATTCGTTAATTAGGACAATGCCTTCGTTATTTGGGGCTCCCGCTAAAGTTGCGATTACAGAAGAGAATAACAAAGTTGTGATTAAGATGTTATCATATGATGAGTCGGGTAAATTAACTGAGATTGTTTCAGACACATTAAAAAATAATGTAGCGAACTACTTGTCTAATTATCGAATGATAAATGACTATATATCAATCCAAACCGCTAATGTTATTGACTTAGGAATAACGGTTGATGTTGTTTTGGATAGTAGTCAAAATCAAGGTTCGGTTATTTCACAAATCATTAATAATGTTTCCGATTATTTTGAACCTGGTAATAGACAAATGGGGGAAAACGTAAATGTTTCTGAAATTAGAAGAATTTTACAAACTCAAAATGGGGTAATTTCAATCTCGGACATTAAAATATTCAATAAAGTTGGGGGTCAATATTCGTCATCACAAACATCACAAAGATATGCGGATAGTGCGACTAGAGAGATAGAATTGGTCGATGATACAATATTTGCGGAACCAAGTCAGACCTATCAAATTAGATATTCAAGTAAAGATATCAATGTTCGTGTTAAGAATCTATCGGTAACTAATTTTAGTTGATGATTTATTTTGAATTATAATCATTTATCTTTTAAAAATAGCAGATAAACTATTTATTATAAAAGAATTAAATGTCGAATTCATATAGAATAAGAACAACCCTTGGTGTTGACAAATCAATTAAAGTCAGAATTGACCAAGATTTTGAATACCTTGAGATTTTATCGTTAAAGTTATTACCAAGCGAAGTGTATACTAGAAAATGTTCTGATTATGGAGTCATAGTTGGTCGTGTTAGTAT